CTAAATCATAAGCTAATAGACTATTATTTGGTACTATACCATCACGCAAAAACATCGTTTTCATTGGTCTATCAGTTGGATTACATTCTACAGCATGAAAACAATCTTCACCAGGTTTGAATGAAACACTGAATTGAGAAGTTTCTTGTTCATTCTTATTGATAAAGGCTGGTCTGTCTGGGTTCATCTGTGTTGACATTACAATTGTTCCTTGTGCAGCATTTGTACTATTCAATGCTGTTCCAGAAGTACTTTTAAAATAAAACACCAAGCCATGAAACATGTACTCATTAAAACATGAGGCAATCATTGCTAAAAATGGGAAACTTTCAATTAATCCAGGGTTGAGACTATAGCTTGAATTCACAAATACAGCTGAAGTCAACACATCTCCAAGATATTCTCTATACGAGAATCTCAACCCACCAGTCCTATTTACTAATTGAAAATGTGGCATGTTTCCTCGCATCAACGAATTCCGGCGCAATTTATAATCACCTGTACCATCTAAAATATAATCTATTCCTGCGCCGAGAGCTCCACCAGCCCTTGCTGCCAATGGTCCTATCATACCACCTGCCCTTTCACCTATACTTGTAAATGTTCGTTTCTTTTTTGGTTTTGGTTTTTTCCTTTTTTGTGCTCCGGATTTCTTGGGTTGTTTAAATTTCTTCTTTTGTGGTTTGGCTTTCTTGTTTGCACAAGGAATGCCACTTCTCAAATAGGCCCATCTATTATAAGTCGAATGAGCCCCAACACCCCACATCAAATTCATATAAGACAACCCAGAAAACACTGCATGTAGTAGACTGTGTCCAGTAATTCCAAATTCACTATCTTCAGCTTCTCCAAAATTCCAACCACTCTGCACAGCTTCAGCTAAAGATTCTACTCCACGCAATTTTTCTATTTCTTCCTCCATTGGAATAATGTGCACTACTTGATTATAGTCAGAAGTTTGTTTCTTATCAGCAAACAAAGTATTATTATTACGATCTTCACATCCAACCTCTTGTAAAACTATGTCACGTATTACACTATCCACGAACAAATAAGGACAATCATCAATATCAACACAGTGCTCAAAATATTCTTCTAGTTCCATCATGGCTTTTATTGGTATTCCCCATCGTCTTTCACAAGCGGCATAGGTGTCCATTTGAGGGTATACAACCACTCCACCTTGGAAACGATATGGATTTAGGTGTCGGTTGTCATACTTTGGTTTGTAATTTTTGGCTTTAGCTGAATCAGCCAATGCACGCAAAAAGGCTCCTATTATGGGTAAATGGTAAGCTGTGGGTCCAAATCCCCTCAACGTCCCATATAACAATTCTTTAAAAAATTTTTCATTCCAACTATTATAATTGATACCCAGCTTAGCAATTATCTTTGGTGAGTTAGTCCATCTAACTTGTCCCATAACTGGTAAAAACATTCCAGAACAAAATCCGGCATCCCATAAGGTTTCGGGACAAGATATTTTCAGTGTCATTCCTAACCCAGCATATTGTTTGATAATTTTATTTACGTCTACAACCAAGTTTGTACCTCCCATGCCATCATCTCCTAACACCATTATAGCTACATCTTTATTAGTCCAATCGGTTTTTAATGACCAATGTGCTAACAACAAATTTATCAAACTATTAAATGGTGACGTATTAAGATGACCTGAAACCCTCGCAAATTCTATTATGAATTTAAAAAAATCACCTTTCGAATAGCCATGACGTTCATACCACCTCCGTAACATTTCAGTAAATTCAGGTGACCATCCAAAAACCTTAGTTGTGATAAAGTAGTATTCTAATCTCAACATAACTTCTGATAAAGACCCATCAAAATTACTTATATCAAATTCAAATAATGTATTGAAATCTTGAGCCAACATTGAGGCATAAGATCCTACTTCATCAGGAGTAGCTGAACTGCAGTAATAGGCATGTGTATTTTTATTGAACCTTTGTTTCATCAGCTTTCCCAGTCTGTGAAATTGCAACCCAAACTTTGCGATAATAATGGGTTTATAACTCCCAATCATTCTTGGTTTGAAATCAGTCTCGTCCTTCCCAACATAACTTTCATTCTTAGTAAAGTAAGTGATATCAAAATCGTGATCGGTAAGCTCATCCTCATAGTAGCTGATAAAATCATCAGCCATCTTATTGCCATATTGTTGTTGTAAAAACAGAAGTGTTTCATCTTTCGTCACAGGTTC